AAATTGTTGCCTTGCCAGTAGCAACTGCACCAACAACTGATCTTGTTTGTTCCAATGCCTCGTTCTTAATCTCATCTTTTAATATGTTACCGAAATCTTTTCCTTTGAACGTATTATGGGTTCTTGCTCCAGTTAATAATGCGCCAACAAAATTACCGTCAGCTAAATCATCCATTATAGATAATCCACTATCAATTGCTCCAGCTTGTCCGAATATACTGGCAGTAGATCCTGGTTTGCTTAGTGGACTACGACTTGCATCATAGCGTGTTGGATCACCAAATCCTGGTACACTGCTTTCACTATCTAAATCACTAATTCTGCCTTTGGCATATTTAACAGCTTCATACTCTAATGTCATCTTATGTTCCATGGTATCACCAGTGGCCGCATAATCATAGGTGTCATGTTGGAATTGGGTTATTACTGGATTGATTAATGTATATAATACATAGTTACCGCGACTAAAACCATATATTTTTATATCTTTGAAAAAGGCTGGTTTTACTACGCCAACAGGGCTCTTAACATTTAAACCCCAATCTTTGTTAGCACGATAGGAATATAAATTCCTGGAATTATATTCACCTTTTGAATTTACTATTGCATTTGAATCAGCTCCCTCATATGTATATGAGGCATCATCAAAATAATAACTATAATAATTATACCACATTGACCGAACAGTATCACTACTATCATCGTGCAATGTAACATTTACAGGCAAATATTCTATTTTTCCGTGAACTAATCGCTTTCTGTTATATTGATCATTCTTTTGTGTATCTACGTTAAATGAAGGTAACTGTATGGACTTTACTAAAGCCCCCACCATACCCTTATCAGTGTTTGTGCCCGGAACATTTAATGTAAAATAAACGTGAAATAAGAACTTTAAATTCGGCGAATACGCAAACGAATCGGACCTAAATAATTTAGATGCGTGCTTATAATCTTTTACATAGTCAGTGCCGACAGCACCGTCCTTGACTTGGCCTAAAAATTGACTTAAATCAAAACCCATAATAGTTTCCTTTTGTAGTATTTATAAAAAAATATCATGGTGGTTTGAATTAAAAAGAATAGTGTAATACGACAGAAGCCGTATTACAACTAATAGATGTTAACCTGTAGTAAGGTCACCCAATGAGCGTCCTACATCTGTACCAATGCCATAACCTAATGGTGTTTGTAAAGCGTTATCAATCATAAGTGTTAATGATATTTCAACTACGTCAGAAGCACTATAGTCTAAATCACCGTAATTAACTTCCTGAACATAACACCCATATAATTCCCAAGTTTCAAGAACTGTAGGCTCATGAGCACCGTTACCACCATCTAACATTTCTAAACGTGTGGTGAATTTGTAATCAATACCAGATGCGGCACTTGCTTGTTCCATGAAATCCATTTGTTTCTGAATTTGCTCACCAACTAATTTGGCAACTGCTCCAGTGGCATCATCACGAAGTACACAACTAATATTTCCCCACTCTGGCTTACCAGCAAGGTTAATTCTTGAGTTGTATACATGAACCTCAATGTTTGCATACGTCTGACTTGGACGTGTAAATGTTTTAACCTGCTTGGTTAATTCAGTACGTGGCGTTGATACACCAAAGTTTTCAAATACAACCCTAAATCTATATTTCAGCTTAGGCATTAATAAGCCCTGGCTTACTGATGACTGATCACTTGCTAGGGGTGTTGTCATTCTTGTTAAAGATGAAATTGACATGTTGTTATCTCCTATTTACTAATTATTTATCCTTTCTTTAACCAAAAAAAAGCCCTAATTAAAGGGCTTTTTAATATTACTGAGTTCTAAGTAATTATCCGTTTGGATTACCGCTTATCTCTCCCGTATTTTTTATCCTCACCGGAATATAAATAAATTCTATAGCTTTAACTGGCTCAATGGCCACGTCAACCCATAATTCATTTCTATCAATGCGCATTGGTGTATTATTACTCTTATCACACACCACAGCATAATCATACAATCCGCGTTTTGCGATCAAATCATTTAAGAAACTGTCAATAAGGTTCTTAATTTCATTACGTGTAATCGTATCATTTGGCTCAAACAAGAATGGTTTGGCTATAGCTTCTAAATTCTTACGAATATATGAAACTAAACGTGACACGTTTATGCGATCAAGTGCCGAACCAGGTTGTGTAGTTTTGTTACCATGATTGATAATGCCAGCACCAGGAACAAACGCCAATGGGTTAACATTATTTTGATAAAGAACATCACGTATTGCTTCACGAACAGCAATTTGTTGGAACTCACCAGTCTTTTCATCAATATATCCAATGCCAATAGCATTATCAATTTGACCACGTCTAACACCAGCAGGAGCAAACCAAGGATATGATTGTTCATCGCTGTGAAGAATAGTACGTAACATCATGTGACTTGGTGGAACAATAATATCTGCGCCAGTTAAGTCATTTGTTTTGCCTGATGGATAAAATACACCAGTGTACTCATCATTTGAGACTAAACCATCTTCTGTAGCTGTTCCTAATCCACCATTGTTAGTAGCCCATTCAACTAAGGCATTACCTTGCGCTTTAAGACGCATTGGTGAATCACCAACGATAAATCCTGTATTATTACGTTCATTATTTAACGCAACCATATTTGGAATTAACTCTGGATACCCAGGTGCCGCTAACAGATTAAACTCACGTTGTTCTTCACGAACATCTTCGTTTGTATCGATTGCTGATCTCATTGCCGCAACAACTAACGCACGCTGAGCTTGACGTCCCATGTTTGGACTACCGTCATCTTTAAGACCACTAATAGAAACCCACGCATTTCTTTCTGTTGGCAAAATGTTATCATTGAAATCATCAGCATTGAAATAATCAACTCTGTATTCTTTAACATTGAATCCGCTTCTACGTGTATTCCATAAAAGAGTGCCTGGTGGATATAAATCAGGATTAGGTGAATCAATATCAACATAATCTTCAAGTAACATATCAGCAATAACTGGTAAGTCATCGTTAATAGGATCAACGTTATTGTTTGCGCCCCAACGAGCATCAGCAAATAATATGCCATCAATACTTGTTTGATCTGCATTATCAATGCCAACCCAACGATCAACGCCATTGTCATCTTCCCATCTGCTTAGTTTTGGATAATTTTCTAAATCGCTTGTGTCAAGCCATAAATCACCATACTCAAGAGCAGTGCTGTCAGTTTGTTCATCTGGTGCTACTGCTGAAATTAGAGGACCTTCTTCATTTGTAACTGATAAATCAAAACCATGAACGTCATTAGTTACGTTCTTGTAACCTCTCCACGCACCGTCATTTTGAATCATAATGTCTAATTCATCAACAGCACTATAATACCAACGTGTGCCATCTTCTGGATCTTGTCCTGGCTCTACTACGTCTGCACTATACTCTAATGGGATCCAATTTGAAACATTGTATAAGTTATCACCGGCTACATTTGTAGAGGTTGTTACCTCTTCTTGATTACCGCCAATCATTACAGAAGTAAAACTGCTATTGCCTGTTGGCTCAACAACTTTAACAACACCACCAGCTTTATGAGTCATCTTGATTCGACCAGTGCTTGTTTTTTCAAATGTTACGTTTAAGTAATCTGTGTTTCCACCGATAGCATTATTTACATCAGTAATGAAAGCATCTGCTACCGCTGTTCCTGTTTCTGTAGAAGAAATTGTAACAGTTTCTGGCAAAGTCATATCTATTTCATTTGGTAAACTAACTGAAATAGTAAATGTATTGCCTGCTGTAATTGCTGGTGAAGTTAACGATACTTCGTTGCCAGTAATATCAGTTGCGCCAAATTTACGTTCCATTAATTTAACTGTGCCAGTTGAATTAGAATATACATCAGCTAACGCAAATGTATCGCCTGCTGGAATAGTTGATCCACCAAAACCAGGATCAAGCCATTTGTTTGCTTCGGAAGCTGATTTGTATACAGGAACTGCTTGCTCATCTAACGTATCAGTGATAGCATTATACTTTCTTTAAACTAAGGTCATTCCAGCATTAGCTGGGGTAGTCTTAAT